ATGGCTAAAGTTCTCCGCGCCCTGGCGCACATCTTCCCGGCAGCCACCTGCCCTATCGCACACTTCCCGCTTGAAACCGAGGCCGTTGGATTCGCCCGTAATTACCTTGCGCAGACTGGCCGCTCGGTGTCCGTGGTACCGGCCAGCGTCGGCTTTGACGTTGTTCGCGTAGGGGGGCTGTGATCATGGCTCACCTTACCCTTGCCCACCTGTACGGCCTGCAAGAGCGCATGGAGCGCCTGCGCGGCCTGGACAGCGATGTACTGAAGGCGTCCGGCTTTGACTGCATGCTGGACGAGCTGCAGGGCATTGCGGCCAACGTTTCGACCTTGCGCAACGTGATCAGTGACGTGGCTGGCATCGATGAGGCCATCGAGCTGCTGCTTGGCCTGCTGCAGACCGCCGAGGATAAGCCGCTGCACGCGGCCAGCCTGAAGCACCTGCTGGAGCCGTTGCACGACAGCCTGCACCGGCAGACGGAAAAGCTCAGCAACTTGATCTGATCATGTGAGGTGCCTTGATGGCACCTTTTTCAATACTAAGTGATATCATGGCGCTTGATATCACGCGCTATCGTATAGGTACAAAATCAATGGCGATTATCCTTCTTGGTGGTGAAAAAGGCGGATGCGGCAAATCGACCGTGGCCACAAACATGGCCGTGGTGATGGCTCAGCGCGGCGCCGATGTGATGCTGCTGGATACAGACCCGCAGGGTACTTCCAGTAACTGGGTAGAGCGCCGCAATGGTCGCGAGCAGACTGACCTGCCGGTGGTGAACTGCGCGCAGAAGACTGGCGAGGTGTACGCCACGTTGCGCGATCTGGCCAGCCGGTATGAGGTGGTGATCGCGGATGCCGGCGGCCGCGACAGCAAGGAGCTGCGCTCGGCGATGGTGGCTGCTGATGTGCTGCTGATGCCGCTACAGGCGAGCATCGCGGATCTGGAGACGATGAACCGCATGGCTCAGCTGATTGAGTTGGCCAAGGCGATGAACCCTGCCCTGCGCGTGATGGGGTTTGTGAGCCGCGGCCCGACAAATATCACCGGCCGCGAGGCGATGGAGGCCCGCGAGTTCCTGGGCGATTGCCAGGGCATCGAGGTGCTGGGCACGGTGATTCGTGACCGGAAGATCTACCGTGATGCGCTCCTGGAGGGACTGGGTGTCACGGAAATGGGAAACAGCAAGGCGCGCGCCGAGGTGCAGCTGCTGGTGGACGAGGTATGGAGGGCTTTGGCATGAGCGGGAATCGATTTGGCAAGGCGCTGACGAAGCCGGCGGTGGACCCGGACAAGTTGGCGGAGTTTGTCGGCGGCGCGCGCCGGGAGACGTTGGCGCCGGCGGTGGCACCTACCACCGAGGGCAACCAGGTGAAGGAGCCGGGATACGGCTACGTGTCGCTGCCGGAGCAGGATCAGGGCGGCAAGCTGACTGACGGCGTGCTGTTCCGCTGTACGCCGGCGGTGATGGCAGAGATGGATTTCGTGTTTCGGCACTGCACGGCCAAGAGCAAGCAGAAGATGCTGGAGTCGATCATCCTGCCGCAGCTGAGAGAGCTGGCCAGGCAGATCAGAGGCGGATAGTAGTGGCTGGCCACCTGGTGAACCAAGCCCCGAGCGATCGGGGCTTTTTCATGCGCGAGCGGTTTTCATGCACGTTATACGCGTGCGCTTGCGCATCACGCGCGTGGATTTTTCGCCAAGTACGGGGGGGGCTAAAAAAAAGGTAATCAAGGTAACGTCGAAGCCAAACCACCCAGCAAAGCCACGCCAGACAAGGCTCTACGACAAATGGGAAAAGGTAATTTATGGGTAATTTAAAGGTAACTAGATTACCTTTTCTAACTGTCACTTATACGTTTTGGATACGTCAATAAAATCAATGACTTACAAAGAAATTACCTTTTGTGTTACCTCTAATTACCCCATCAAGGTAATCAATAAAGACCAATAAAATCATGAAGTTACAATGCGCCAAGCAGGCCGATTACCTAGGTTACCTTTTCTGATAGACCCCACCCATACTGCAGAAAAGACGGTGCATGATTGCAAGTGCATGAGTGCATGAATCCGCAAGTTTTCACCGGGGGTGAACACCGCGCAGAGGCCCAGCACTGGCGGGCTTTCCAGCCGGTTCATGCAGCTGCACGCTTTCCCAGACATGAAGCGCGGGGGCGTGGCGGGGTCACGAGCGCGCGCGCTGGGTGCTGGCAGGGGGTGGTGGCCTCAATCCGCCCCCTCTGGGCAGCAGAAAGGCCACCCTCGGGTGGCCTGTAGTGGTGTGGCTGGGTGACAGCAGGGTCAGGCTGCGGGCGGCAGCGCCAGCTGGTACGGCCCGAAGTCGATCACCTTCTGGCCGAGCACCTCGTTGATCTCCTGCAGCCTGGCCTGCAGCGGCAGGATCTCGTTGTGGTAGAACACCTCGGCCGCTTTGCTCGCATCGCCGAAGCCGCCGGTGTTGCTCGGGATGATCCCCATCAGCTGCGGCGGTACCCGGTGCGCCGCCAGCACGTCATCGCGCGTCACGTTCTTGATGTTGAAGAACTCGTCCTTTGCGGCCACCTCGCTGATCGGGATGATCTGGATGCCGTCCTTCTTCCCGTTTGGCGCGTACATGAACAGGTTGCGGAAGTTGCCCGGCCCCTTGCTGTCCTTCAGTGCCTTGCGCAGCGCATCGACATCACCCTGCTGCTGGGCCGCGTCCGTCATGTACAGGATGAAGCCGGCGTGGCTGCCATTGAGGTAATACTTACGCCGGAACAGCGTGGCCGACTCGTTCAGCCACGCGCTGTTGAGCGCGGCCAGGTACTCCGGCAGCCCGTATACCTCCTGGTTGATATCGTGCTCCATCAGGTGGATCACGTTGTCGAGCTGCCGCTCCTGGTTGTAGGACGGCACCCACCAGTAAGTGGACAGATCCACACCGCGCCGCGTGAACTTCGCTGGCGCAGGATCCAGCGCCAGCAGACCGCCAAGCCTGTTCTTGACCTGCTGCAGGAACAGGTTGCCGAACACCAGGTAGTCGGTCACCACCTGGGCAAAGGCAGAACGCGACAACAGCGGGTGCGGCGTGAAGGTACTCACCAACACATTGCGCTTCACCGCGATCGCGCTGTTGTGATGCACCGACGCCCGCCAGCTGCGCGCCAGCCCTTCCCAGCTAATGGGTGGCTCGTACCACTTGCCGGCACTCAGGCACTCGGCATAGTCCATTATCTCCCGGCGATCGAGCACCGGTGTCGGGTCGCCAAAGGTGAATGCCTCGATGTTGCTGTCCACGCTGGCGGTCTGTTCCGGCGGCATGCCGCCACCGGTTTGGTTGAATCGGCGACGCTTGGTCATCAGGAAAACTCCATAAAGCTGGAGTTGGCCGCAGTCGCCCCCTCCAGCGGTTCGTTGAAAAGGGCATGCATGGTGGCCCATGCGATATCGGCGTGGCTCACGTCCTCTGACCGGCCAGCCTGGTAGGTAGCCTGCCGGCCGCTGGCCGTCAGGGTTTTCTTGATTGCCATGAAACTGGCAGCGATATCGGTATGGCCGGCGTCATACTCCATCCGGCCGTTGTGCAGCACATTGAGCGCCTTCAGCACCATCTTGGTCTTCAGCTCGACGTTGTACGTGAAGGACACCGCATCCGGGCGGAACTTCTGCACAAGCTGGTACACCGCCGAACCGATGCCGGTCACGTCCATCCCGATATACGCCACGTTGTAGCGGTCACAGGTGTCCCTGATCACCTTGGCCTGGCCCTCATAGTCAGAGCCGTGGAACTGGATCCGCTCCAGGATACGGAACTTGCCTCCCGGTACCGCCGGCGGCGCCAGCACCACCAGTGCCGCCTTGTCGCCACCGTTGGCCGGGTCATAGCCCAGCCACACCTCCCGGTTGCCGAATGGACGTGGCGAAAACGGCTTCCAGTCCGTCCACTCCTCCCAGCTGTCCACCATCGCCCGTTGCATCAGGCTGAAGCCGAACACCGACTCGCCATCGTCGATGAACTGGCACATGAACAGCTGCGCAAACTCCTCCGGTGGGTTCTCCAACTTCAGCTGCGCCAGGTCGAACAGGTCGCAGCCACCGGCCAACGCATCCTCGATCGTCACGATCTGCCGCCACACACCATCGGCACAGCGCATGCCACCGGCCAGCGCAGCATGACTCACGTCCAGCCGGATATGTTCGGCTTTCGGTCGCCCCTTGTTGAAGTGCTCGCCCGTCCATACCGGATACGCTTCGTGGCTCATGGCCGACGGCGTCGAGAAGTACGTCATCCGGTACTGTTTCTGCGATGCCATGCCACTGGCCAGCTTGCGCAACTCCTTGTAGCGCGGGATCCAGAAATACTCGTCCAGGTACAGATTGCCGTGGCGGCCTTGGGCGGTGCGGCTATTGGTGCCGAGAAACATCAGTTCGGCAGCGTTCGGCAGCTTGATCACCTCGCCTTTCAGCTCGACATCCGCAACCTCCTTGGCGAAGTCCACGATATAGCTGCGAAACTGGTGCGCCTGCGCCTTGCTGGCCGACAGGAAGATCTGGTTGCGCCCGGTATCCAGCGCATCAATGAAGGCTTCGTGGGCGAAGAAGTAGGTCGCACCGATCTGGCGGCTCTTGAGGATGTTGCGGCTGCGCTCGGTCTGGCCAGCCCGGTACCAGTGCTTCTGGTAGCCGAACATCCGGTCGAGAAAGGCCGCCCTCAGTAGCGCGGCCTGCTCATCGCTGATCGCGTTCTTCTCCGGCATCCGCTTCGGTGCCGCATTGCGCGCCGCAATCTTCGGGTTGAGGTCACCCTCTTTGCCGGTCTGCTGGTACTTGCCCACGCGGGCCATGCGCTCGACCTGCCTCCCCAGCAGGTCGATCTCCTTGAAGTCGATCCCCTCCTTGTGCTCCTTCAGGATCAACTGCTGTAGCCGCGCCTCGATCGTCGAGGCAATGCGCTCGGTCGGGTCCGACTCATCCCAGGCATCGCGCCGCTTCCAGCTGTGCACCGTGGCCGGCTTCTCCCCAAGGTGCTCGGCGATGCGCGCAATGCGCCAGCCCTGCCAGTACAAAGCACGGGCAGTGCGGCGTGGATCCAGATCGGGACTTTGTGGTCGGCTGATATCACTCATGCCCGCCAGTCTGCCGCGCGCGTCGAGGGCTACCGACACCCGCTTGCCGTGCCAACTGCCGGCACAGCCAGCCACTGTTGAGCGACCCGCTTTAGCGTTTCAGCATGGGCACGTCTCTACCGAATCGCCCACGGCAAAAGGATCCCCATGTCCCGCAAGTCCAAAGAGTTCTGCATCGCCACCGAAGGCGCCACCACCGATGGCCGCGTCATCGACCGCAGCTGGCTTGAGCAGATGGCCGCGAACTACGACCCCAAGCTGTACACCGCCCGCGTGAACTTGGAGCACATCAAGGGCTACACCCCGGATAGCCCGTTCAAGCGCTACGGAGACGTTCTGGCCTTGCGCACTGCCGAAGGTGAAGACGGCAAGTTGCGCCTGTTCGCCACCATCGACCCGACCGACGACCTGGTGAAGATGACCACCAAGGATCGTCAGAAGGTGTTCACCTCCTGCGAGATCAACACCAAGTTCGCCGATACAGGCGAAGCCTACCTGGTCGGTCTGGCTGTCACCGACGACCCGGCCAGCCTCGGCACCGAGATGCTGACCTTCAGCGCCCAGGCCGAAAAGAACCCGCTGGCCAAGCGCAAGACCCACCCGGACAACCTGTTCTCCGAAGCCATCGAGTTCACCCTGGAGATGGAAGACGACAGCACCGGCGTGATCGAGGGGTTCACCGCCAAGATCAAGGCCATCATCGGCAGCTTCAAGAAGACCACCGACACCAACTTCAGCGAGCTGCAGAACGCCATCGAAGTGATCGCGGAAAGCCAGAAGACCCTGCTGGAAAAATACGGCCAGCTGGAGGCTGACTCGGAGCAAGCGAAGGCCTTCAAAGCCGAGCTGGACAAGCTGTCTGCAGCACACGACGAGTTGGTACAGAAGCTGAGCAAAGAGCCGACTGGCCAGCAGCGCGACCGCACGCCGGGTGGCACCGGCGCGATCAAAACCGACTGCTAACCCGCCACCCCGCAAAGAAACAGGAAACCGCCATGCGCAAAGAAACCCGTCTTGCCTTTAACGCTTACAAAGCAGCCATCGCCCAGCTGAATGGCACGGCTGATGTCTCCGAAAAGTTCACCGTCGACCCGAGCGTGCAGCAGACGCTGGAAACCCGAATTCAGGAGTCCAGCGACTTTCTGACCCGTATCAACAACATAGGCGTCACCGAGCAGAGCGGCGACAAGCTTGGCCTCGGTATCGGCAGCCCGGTCGCCAGCACCACCGACACCACGCAAAAAGACCGTACCCCGGTCGACCCGACCACCCTGGACGCCACCGGCTACTTCGCCACCCAGACCAACTTCGATACGTTGATCCGGTACTCCAAGCTGGATGCCTGGGCCAAGTTCCCCGACTTCCAGACCCGTATCCGCGACGTAATCCTGAAACGCCAGGCGCTGGACATCATCACCATCGGCTTCAACGGCATCAGCCGTGCGGCCACTTCGAACCGTGTGGCCAACCCATTGCTGCAGGACGTCAACATTGGCTGGCTGCAGAAATACCGCGCCCATGCTGCACAGCGTGTCCTGGCTGAAGTCGTAGCCGGCTCTGGCAAGGTGAAGATCGGCGCCAACGGCGACTACAAGAACCTGGACGCGCTGGTGATGGATGCTGTCGGCAACTTGATCGACCCCTGGCATCAGGAAGATACCGAGCTGGTAGTCATCCTCGGCCGTGACCTACTGGCAGACAAGTATTTCCCGCTGGTCAATGCAACCCAGGCGCCTACGGAACAGCTCGCCGCCGACCTGATCATCAGCCAAAAACGCGTTGGCGGCCTGCAAGCCGTACGCGCCCCGTTCTTCCCGGCCGGCAAGATGCTGATCACTCGCCTGGACAACCTGTCCCGCTACTACCAGGAAGGTTCCCGCCGTCGCACCGTGGTGGACAACGCGAAACGCGATCAGATTGAAAACTACGAGTCGTCCAACGACGCCTACGTGGTTGAAGACTATGGCCTCGGCTGCCTGATCGAAAACATCACTCTGGTGTAATGATGACTAGCCCCGCAAAAGCACACTTTCTGCGGGTCACCGCTGCCCAGGCCTCTGCCTCGGCAGCGGCTGACGACCAACCGCTCGAAAACGCCAGCGCCTACGAGCTGATGCTGCTCAAGCTCGCCGAAGACCGCCGCCGCCTCAAAGACGTCCAGTCCATGGAGGCCAAGGCGGAGCTGAAGCGCAAGCTGCTGCCCGACTACGCCCCCTGGGTGGAAGGCATCATCGCCGCCGGCAAAGGTGCCCAGGACGACGTGCTGATGACGGTGATGCTGTGGCGCATTGATGCTGGCGACTTTGCTGGCGCGCTCGATATCGCCGAGTACGCCCTGCCGTACAAGCTCGTCATGCCCGATCGCTACCAGCGCTCCACGGCCACCACTCTGGTGGAGGAGATCGCGGATGCGGCCAAGCGCGCCCGTGACGGCAAGCAGCCCTTCGACATCGCCATCCTGCAGCGCTGCCAGGCACTCACCGAAGCAGAAGACATGCACGACCAAGTGCGCGCCAAGCTGCACAAGGAGCTGGGCCTGCTGCAAGAGGCCTCCGATCCGGCCGGCGCACTCGCCAACCTCACCCGCGCCAAGGCACTGCATGACAAGGTCGGCGTGGTGAAGGACATCGAGCGCATCGAAAAGGCCATCAAGAACAACTCCGCCCCCGGCGGTTAACGAGCGTACCCCGCGCACCAGGGCGGCAGGGGGCGGCGACAGCATCGTCTGATCAAAGCCCCCTCCACCGCCCCCACCCGGAGCAGACATGCTGATCCACCCCGCGAACCCACCAGCCGATGGCAGTCAAGTCGATGGCACGGCCATCCGCTCCGGCAGCTTCTGGCCAGAGCTGGATCCGGTGGCCGCCCGCGCCGCCATGCGCCTGGACGGTACGGTCACCGCCGAGCGCCTGCGCGGTGCGCTGATCGAGGCGATCGCCAGCGTCACCGGCCAGCTGGCCGACTGGCGCCGTGCGCAGCAAGCCGCCGGCTATGCCAGCCTGGACGCGATACCTGCCGAGGAGATCGACGGCACCTCCATCCTGGTGCAGCGCTGGCAGCGCGCCGTGCAATGCACCGCTGCGGCCAACCTGACCGAGCGCTACCGCAGCTTCGACGCCACCGCCGCCGGCGACAAGAAGGCCGACGAGCTGGACACCACCGTCGATGACCTGCGCCGCGATAGCCGCTGGGCGATCAGCGACATCCTCGGCCTGCCGCGCAACACCATCGAGCTGATCTGATGCGCATCACTGCCAACCAAGGCGACACCGTCGACCAGATCTGCCACCGCCACTACGGCCGCACTGCCGGCATCACCGAGCAGGTCTATGCGGCCAACCCCGGACTGGCAGACCTCGGCCCGATCTTGCCGCTAGGCACTGCCGTCACCTTGCCCCCTTTACCAACGCAGCCAGCTGGAAGCGACCGCCAGTTGGTCAACCTATGGGACTGAAAATGGCAGAACCCGCCTCCACCACAGTAGCCACCGCCGCCGTCACCGGCGTCAGCCTGCTGGCGCTATTCCCCGGCCTTGATGCCGGCGCCGTCCTCGGCGCGTTTGCCGGCGCCGCAGTGTTCGTCATGTCCAGCCGTGAGCTGGGTGGCACCCAGAAGCTGATCTTCCTTTTCCTGGCCACCATCGCCGGCCTGATCGGTGCTTCTCTGGCCGCTGACCTGCTGGCCACCGTGCTGCCGGCCAAAGTCAAGGTATCCATCGGCGTCGGCGCCCTGGTCGCCTCTGCCCTGGTGATCAAGGTGCTGATCTGGATGATCAACAAGGCTGACAACCCGGCCAATCTGCTGTCCAGCCTGAAAGGGGGCGGGAAATGACCTCCACCTTCATGCTGCTCAATCTGGTGATCGCCACCGCCATCTGCCTGCGCCTGATCCTGTTCCGCCGCGAAGGCGGCACCCACCGACCGCTGGCCGGCCTGCTGGCGTATGTCCTGACCGTGGCTTCCGGCGCCTTCGCCCTTGCCATCCTCCTGCTCTTCCTGCTGCCGGCCTTCACGCAGGCAGCCATCGATCTGCTGCTCGCCAGCCTTGGCTATGCCCAGACCCTGCTCAACCTGGTGCTGTGCGTGGCCATCTTCGCCATGCGCGGCAACGTGGTGGAGCTTTTCCGGCGTAGCGACGACATCACCGACAACCCCATCACCCGCTGGCTGAGGAAAGAAAAATGGCTGTGACCATCATCAAGAAGGGCGACCACGGTAGCGCCGTCCAGGATCTGCAGCGCCGCCTCAACATGCACGGAGCGCGCCTGACCGTCGACGGCTGGTTCGGCGAGGCCACCGAGGCTGCCGTCGCCACCATCCAGCGCCGCGCCGGACTGGTGGTAGATGGCGTGGCCGGCCCCAAGACCATGGAAGCACTGCGCGGCGAGGACTGCAGCCGCCGCCTGAAGGAAGCCGACCTGCAAGCCGCCGCTGATCGCCTCGGTGTGGAGCTGGCCTGCGTCAAGGCAGTTAACGAAGTGGAGTCGCGCGGATCCGGCTTCCTGGACGATGGCCGCCCGGTCATCCTGCTGGAACGCCACATCGCCTACCGTCAGGCCAAGGCGGCAGACCTTCCGGTCGATACGATGGCGCTGCGCTACCCCAACCTGGTCAATCCGACCCGTGGTGGCTACGCCGGCGGCGCTGCCGAGTGGTCGCGCTTCGACAACCTGCGCAGCGTCACCAGCCAACAGATTGCCGTCGAGGCCTGCAGCTGGGGCGCCTTCCAGGTCATGGGCTACCACTGGGCACGTCTGGGCTACCCGAGCGCCCAAGCCTTCCGCGACGAGATGTCCCACAGCGAAGACCGCCAGCTCGACGCCTTCATCCGCTTTATTGAAGCGGATCCGGCCATGCTCAAGGCGCTGAAGGCCAAGAAGTGGGCAGAGTTCGCCCGCCTGTACAACGGCCCGGCGTACAAGGAGAACCTCTACGACGCCAAGCTGGGGGCCGCGTTCGCCAAGGCAGAAAGGTTGGCCGCATGAGCTGGATCCTCGACAACCTGAAATGGCTGGTCGTGCTGGTCTGCTCGCTGCTGGCCGCCGGCGCCAGCTTCATCCTCTGGATGCAAAGCAGAGACAACGCGTCGCTGCAGCTGCAGCTCACTGCCTCCAACACCCAGCGCGATCAGCTGACGGGTCAGCTCAAGACGGCCGAGACCACGATCAGCAAGCAGAGCGGCCAGATCCTCGCCCTGGTCGATCTCAACCGACAGCAGTCGGCAGACGTCGCCGCCCAGCTGCAGCGCCTCGACACCATCACCCGCAACGCGACGGCGCGCGCCGTCAAACTGGAAGCCATCACCCATGAAGATGAAGCTGCTCGGATTTGGGGCGACACTCGCCTGCCCCCTGCTGTTGAACGCCTGCTCGACACTGCCCCAGAAAGCGGAAATCCCGCCCACCAGGCCGATCGTGACCCAGCCCTGCGCGCCGGTGGTGACGTGCCGGATCCCGGCCAGCAGCCCGAAGACCAACCGCCATCTAGCGCAGAGCCTGCTGGACACGCGCGCAGCCCTCGAGGCCTGCGCCGCCCAGATCGACACCCAAGCCACCTGCCAGAAACGTACGCAAGCCACCCGCTATGACTGATTTTTTCGACCGTGCCCAGGAACTGGAGATGCGCCAGCGCGATGAGGCGCTGGCGCGCCAGGCTGACGCAGCCCGCCAGCAAGGTGCCAGCCTCAGCCACTGCTCTGACTGCGGCGAGGAGATCGCCGCGCTGCGCCGTGAGAAAGTCCCCGGCTGTACCCGGTGTGTGGACTGCCAGACCGCTGCCGAGAAAGCCCTGCGCCGATGAACAAGCCATCCGCCTGCCGCGCCGCCATCGAGGCGGCTTTGCCCTACCTGCGCAAAGACCCGGAGCGCCTGGTGATGTTCATCGAGGGCGGCAAGATTGCAGCCTCCCTGGGCGGCCCCGGCTTCGAGTATCGCTACACGCTGACCATCGGCCTGCTCGACTTCAACCAGCACCCCGACACCGTCATGATCCCACTGCTGCAGTGGCTCAAGACCAACGAGCCGGCCGCACTGCAAAACCCGGACAGGGCCAAAGAGGCCATCACCTTCGAAGCCGAGATCCTCAACCACACCACCTACGACCTCCGCCTGCAGGTGCCGCTGACCGAGCGCGTGAAGGTCGATATCTCCGGCAGCGACATCACAGCGACGCACCTGCCCGAGCCAGACCTCGGCAAGACGTGGCCACAAGCAGAACGCCTGCAGATCTTCGTGAAGGACGACCTGGTCTATGACAGCGCAGCGGTATGAGGACCAGCTGGCCGGCCTGCTGTCCAACATGGATGCCAAGGCACGGCGCGAGCTGGCGCGCGAGATCGCCAAGCAGCTGCGTCAGAGCCAGCAGCGCCGTATCGCTGCCCAGCTGAACCCGGACGGCAGCGCCTTCGAGAAACGCAAGCCGCAGATCCGCGAACGGAAAGGCAAACTCCGTCGCACCATGTTCGCCAAGCTGCGCACCACCAAGTATCTGAAGACCGAGGCCTCGGGCACTGCCGCTGTGGTCGGCTTCGTCGGTGAGGTGGAGCGCATCGCCCGTGTCCACCAATACGGTCTGCGCGACCGCGCGCAGAAGGGCGGCCCCGAAGTGCAGTACCCCGCCCGCCACCTGCTCGGCTTCACCGAGGCAGACATCGAGGCCATCAGCACCGCCACCATCAAGCATTTGGCCCGCTGACAGCAGCTTCCTGCTGTGCCAGCAGCCGGCACGTCGAGCACTCCACCACCCCACAGTGCTCGCCCGGCAGAATCGCCGCATGGACGATATCGCAGACCTCATCCGCCGCCTGGAAAGCCTGATCCGCTATGGCACCATCGCCGAAGTGCAGATGGCACCACCCCGCGTGCGCGTGCAATCCGGCCAGCTCACGACCACCTGGCGACCGTGGATTTCCCTGCGCGCCGGCGACACCACCGAGTGGGATCCGCCCACCATCGGCGAGCAATGCGTGTTCTTCAGCCCGAGCGGTGACCCGGCGACTGGCTTTGCCCTGGTCGGCCTGTTTTCCGATGCCAACCCGGCCCCATCGCGCAGCCCAGACGAGCACGTCCGCCTGTACCCGGACGGCGCCCGCATCGCCTACAACCACGCAACCGGCGCGCTGTCTGCCATCGGCATCAAGACCGGTCTGGTACAGGCCAGCGAGCACTGCACCGTCGACTGCCCGGAAAGCACCTTCACCGGCAACGTGCTCGTCAAAGGCACGCTCACCGTAGAGAAGCTGCTCACCTACATGGCTGGCATGTCTGGCCAGGGTGGAGACTCCGGCGCCAAGACCGTCATCAAGGGCGACATCGAGCACGAAGGCAGCTTCAAGCGTAGCGGTGGCAGCTTCACCTCTGCTGAGGTATTGCAGGACGGCCACCGCCACCAGGACAGCATCGGCGGCATGACAGGAGGCCCGCAATGACCGCCCGCTACATCGGCATGAACGCCCGCACCGGCCGCCAGATCAGCGAACTGGAGCACATCCAGCAGAGCCTGCACAAGATCCTCACCACGCCCATCGGCAGCCGCGTCATGCGCCGCGACTTCGGCTCCATGATCCCGGATCTGATCGACAAGCCCCTCAACGGCAAAACCCGCATGCAGGTGATGGCCGCCTGCGTGATGGCCATCAAGGCATGGGAGCCGCGCGTCGACCTGGTCAGCGTGGCGCTGCGGCTGGGCGACGCTGCCAGCGACCTCTATGCCGACATCGAACTCGCCCGCCGCGACGGCCCCAGCGCGGGCAAAACCAGCAAGCTGCAGATCTCCCTGAAAGCCTGACCTGATGACCATCGACTTTTCCACTCTCCCCGCTCCGAAGCTGGTCGAAGAAATCGACTTCGAAACCCTATTGCTTCAACGCAAGTCCCGCCTGATTGCCGCCATGCCTGCTGAAATCCGCGATCAGGTAGCCGCCACACTGGAGCTGGAGAGCGAGCCACTCACCATCGAGCTGCAGGAAAACGCCTACACCGAGATGATCCTGCGCCAGCGCATCAACGAAGCGGCCAAAGCCTCGCTTCTGGCTTATGCGGAAGGCGAAGATCTGGACAACCGCGCGGCCGACTACGGCGTCACCCGCCTGCTGGTCACGCCTGCCGATCCAGGCGCTATCCCGCCCATCGAGGCCGTGTGGGAAAACGACACCCGCCTGCGCTACCGCTGCCTGCTGGCGCTGGAAGGCCTGTCTGTTGCCGGCAGCCGCGCGGCCTACCTTTTCCACACCATGACGGCTTCGGCCAACGTACTGCACGCCAAGGTGGTATCCCCCGCGCCCGGCATCGTCCGTGTGTATATCCTCGACCGTCGCGGATCCGGTGTACCGGATCAGGCGCTGCTCGATACCGTTCGCGTATACCTGTCGGCCGAGGAGCGGATCCCTCTGTGCGACACGGTTGAGGTAGTGGCGGGACAGCCCAAGACGTTCACCATTGCCGCTGCCTTGCAGTTCGAAGACGGCACCACGGCAGCCAGCGGTGGCTTGAGCGCCGCCCAGGCTCGCACCGATGCCATGCTGACGGACCGGCGCAAGCTCGGCACGCCGGTACCACTGTCGGCCATCTATGGCGCCTTGCAGACTGCCGGCGTGCTCCGCGTTACGCTGACCAGCCCGCTGGCGGACATCGAGTGTGCCGATGGCGAGTTCCCCCACTGCCTGGGCATCACTCTGGTGTGACCGCATGAGCCGACACCTTCTCCCGCCCAATTGCAGCCCGCTGGAAGCAGCTGCGGCTGATGCCGGCCAGTTCGAACTCGACCCAACCCCGTTACGCTGGCTGGCCGATGCCAACCGCTGCCCACCTGCCTTCCTGCCCTGGCTTGCCTGGGCGCGATCGGTGGAAGGATTCGATGCTGCGGCAAGTGAAGAGCGCCAGCGGGCGCTGATCAGACAGTCGGTCGCCATCCACCAACGCAAGGGAACCGTCGCCGCTGTGCGCGAAGTTTTTCGCGCGCTCGGCCTTGGCGAAGTGACTATCGAAACCGGGCGGGCTGGCCACCGCCGCGACGGCACCCGACGCCGCACCGCATTCAACCAGCGCGGCACACGCACCACTGGCTGGGCCGAATACCGCGTCGTCTGCTACAGCCGCCTGACTGTGCAGCAAGCCGCGATCGCGCGGGCCATGCTGGCCGAAATCGCCCCGGCTCGCTGCCGCCTGTTCGAAATTGACTTCACCCAAGCCGCTCTCGTCCGCAATGGCTTCGCCAAGCGTGACGGCAGCTACTCGCGCGGCACGACCTAACCGGAGACTCCCCATGGGAAACTTGATTGAAACTGCCACCTGGTCGGCTGGCGTCCCCTACTTCGAGGCTGACGCCATCTTGACAGGTGGCCCTGATTGCCCAGACAACATCCCGATCCAGGCACTGGCCAATCGCACCGCCTTCCTGAAGAAGCAGATCGACGACGCCGTATCCGGTGCGCTGACGATGATGTACGCCAGCAAGCTCAAGACGACGCGCACCATCACAATGACCGGCGACGGTAGCTGGGTGGTTTCCTTCGACGGATCGGGCAACGTTAGCGCCGCCATGGCGCTGGCCCCCACCGGCGTCGCTGCCGGCACCTACCCCAAAGTCACCGTCGACGCCAAGGGCCGCGTCACCGGCGGGGCGGGACTAGCAGCAGCCGACATCCCTGCGCTCGACTGGATCAAGATCACCAGCGGCAAGCCCACCACCCTGGCCGGCTACGGTATTACCGACCTCGTTGCCGTGCGGGATAGCGTGCAGTCATGGACCCGTGCGCAGCGTGGTGCAGTCCAGGCACTGACTGATGCGGCCACCATCGCTGTTGACCTGAGCCTGGCCAACAACTTCAGCCTCACGCTCGCAGGTAACCGCACGCTGGGCACCCCGGCAAATGCCGCCGCGGGACAGAGCGGCATCATCGCCGTGACGCAAGACGCCAGCGGTAGCCGCACCCTGGCTTTTGGAAGCGGCTGGAAGTTTGCCGGCGGTACTGCCCCGGCGCTATCCACTGCCGCAGGCGCGGTTGACTACTTGGCCTACTACGTCGAAGGCCCTAGCAGAGTCTATGTCTCGGCCGTAAAGGACGTGCGATGACCGTACCTGCCTGCCTCACTTCTCTTCTTCTGAGCGCCGCGGAAGTCGTCATCGACTTCGCTGCCGACAACCTCGCCTTGCCAGCGACGGCGGTCACCGATGCCGTGCTCGCTGCTATGGGCGGCACGATGCGTACCGGCTACACCGTCCGGGTGAAGGTCTGGCCGGGCGTCAACCTTGTCGCCGCCTCAACCGCCGCGCCCTGCCTGACCTTTGGCGCGGAGCTGGCTGGCAACGACGTCATCCTCGAAAACTACGGCACAGTCCTCGGCCGAGGTGGCGACGCCGGTGCGGGTGGCAGTGGTGTCTATCGCGGCGGCGGAGGCGGCGGCGGCCAGCCTTTTGGCCTCGGTGCCCCAGGTAACGCCAGCGGCACGTACGGAAAGCCGGGGTTGCCGGGCTCTGACGCGGTGCGCACCTATATCCCGCTCAAAGTCATCAACTCGGGCACGCTTGGCGGAGGTGGCGGGGGT